TTTGGATCGACACCTTTTTTAGAAGCAACTTTGACATTTTGCATCATTATTGGTGGAGGACCAATATCATAGCGTTTTACAGAAGGGCCATACGTGGTTATGCCTTTTTTCTTAGACTTTATAGATATAGCTTTTGCATTAACGTACTCTTCGGCGTCTTGCCTGGCTTTTTTGTCAGTCTTTTTAGAAACACCAGGGGTTCTGTCGTTACGAACGCCCCAGCGCATCCCTCTTTTCCCATAATGGGCAAGGAACTCTTCGTCTTCTGGTAGTATCATTGTTCCTCGCTTATTCGAAGGAGTCTTTGTTGGCTTTGTATGCGATGTAAGCATCCATCAGAGCAGAGACGTTGTCGATCTTTTCGTCTTGCCGTTTCTTAAGGAGCTTACGGTTTCCGTTGGTGTCTTCAAGAGTAACAGCATTACCCATCGCAAAGGACATAAGTTCTTGGTCAAATATGAGTTTTCGCTGTTCACTGAAGATCTTTAGCTCACCGAGAGGGACAGACTCCGTCTTTGCCCCCTGAATAACCTTCTCTATGCCAAAAGGTCCATTCTCGGCTTCCCACCTAGCGACAAACTCTTTCGCATTGTAAGGGTCGTAACCAAAACAACGAACGTCGTACTCTTTGGAATTTATGAACTCGTCAAGGTCGTCGTACACTTCCATCATGTCAAGAACAGTCCCCTCAAGAACATGTAACGAACCTTCTCCGATGAACTCGTCATACTTCATTCGCATAGCTCCAGGGAGCTTCATAAGGGTAAGCGCGGTAATATAGCTACGAGTCTTTACGCCAAAAGAACCATTTGCTATCGGAAAAAGGAAAGTAAACGCACAGAAGTCGTCGCCCTGTGAGAGGTCTGCACCGAGTGCGCAAGGTATTCCCCAGAAATCCCTTGGTCGATGCGGGAGAGTTTCTTCGTACGTGAAGAAATATGTGTATCCCTCCATAGGTATGCCAAAACGCTTGGCAAGAATGTCATTCCTAGCGGCCGTAGCTTTTTCAGCTCTCTCGACGTCCAGGTGGTATACGTCATAAGTAACTGTTTTACCTAAGTTTGGGTTTGCTTTGAGCCAGGTAGAAGGATCAGCAACTTCTTCGATGTCGTCAAGCTTGTAGTGCCATATCGAAATATGAGGGGCGTCGTACTCGCCCTTTAGGATGTTGGCAAGCTCCATCTTTATGGTGTCGCCAGAGCCATTTCGGACAGTTCCTTCAGAACTGATGGCAACTATCAGGTAGTCGTCGAGTTTTGAAGCGCCCTGCTCGACGGCTCCGACGACATCTTCACGAATATCACCAGAAAGCCACTCGTCAATGGTAGAAGTCTTTGGTCGCAGACCCTGTAGCTTACTTATCGACATTGGTCGTATCTCAAGAAGAGAGCCGGTCAAGAAGTTTTCGACGCCTTTCTTTGTAGACGCCAGTTTCACGCGGTTTGCTCGAGATCCAGTTGTATTCTGGAGCGATCCTTCTGTCAAAAACTTGAAAAGAGGGCCTCTACCACGAGTTATCGCAGTTCTGAACGGAGACATTACCTCTTCCGCTTGCTTCATCGTCGGTGCAGTTGTTATCTGATGCGTTGTCGCGGTGTCTACGGTCAAAAAATAGCTTTGAAGGCAGTGCGCATACATTGATTTCGCGGCACCTCGAGCAACTATGAGATACTGCTTAGTCACTAGACGCTTTTTTACTACTTTCTTGACGTACTTACCTGGCTCTCCGTCAATACCTGGTTGGTAGATACTTCTTTCGACGAAATAGTACCAACCAAAAATTTGCTCGGCCCAAAGTTTAAACGTGTCGAGAAGATATAAGTCGCTTCCGTCGGTCAGAGTGAGTTCTGTCTCACAAAACTTTATGAAACCTTCGACAGGGAGGTCGTCGTACCAGATGTCAGGGTTTTGAACAAGCTCATCTATCCGGTTCATCTCCATAGAAACTTCGCGGTTGACTGGAATCTCTCCGGAAAGAACCCGGTCTCTGAATTCAGAATAATATCGAGGAGTTTCTGTGTTTGACAAAGTCACTCAGTTCTCCTTTCAGACCGGTTTTCTACGTTTAAGGTTGTCAGGGCGCAGCCATCTGAGCAGCACGAGTAGCAACCGCTTTAGCTGCTTTGGTCCCGCTGGTTTTAACAGCTTTTCCGGCAGCTTTCTTTCCGCCAGTAGATAAAACCTGTTTTGTCACTGCAGCCCCAGCACTACTTGCAATGGCGCTAACAAGAACAGTACTAAGGTCTTTTCCAGTTACAGATTTAAAAGTCTTGGTTACGGTTTCGGCTCTTTTGTTGAAAGTAGCAAGCTTTTCAAATCTTTCATCAGTCTTTGACTTCTTTGGCGGATTCATTACTTCGTTGTAGCTCTTCTCGAGCTGCATCCGCTTGGTCAGTGCTGAGATCTGCGCGTTGCTCAAAGTTTCAAGCGGTCGCTCCTTGAGCCTGGCCGCCTGCGCAGAATCAGGAGAAGTCCTCAAAGACTTCTTCGACACGTTTTCTGCGGGCTTGTCTTCGCTTTTACCCTTTGAATCGCTTTTAGCTTTACCACGAAACTTCTGGGCCCGTGCTTTTTCTTCAGACTTAGAACGTCTTCTTACACCCCAACGCATACCTTTTGTGCCGTAGTGAAGAACGTCTTCGTCGTTAAAAGAAACAGAACGCACTGTCCCAGTCTCGTTGTACTTGATGTCTAAGAAAAAATCATCCATCAGTTACAACCTTCCAAACTTTTTTTCCATTTAGGTCGGTACAAACAACCTTTGGTTTTTCATCGAAGTGTAGAAGGCCTTCTTTTTCGAGCTCTTCGTTTAGAACAACCGTGAAAAGATTTGCATAGTCTTCGTTGTACTGGTGCATAAGCTTTGGGTTTAGAAACAGGTTCCTACCACGGTACTTAGGCTGGTTGTTGAACTCGAAGGTCTTTGCATTCATTCGGTCAGAAGCTCGGGTACAAGCTTTCGTAACTTGGAATGACTGGCTTTGATTCTGGTACATAGTTTTCCACCTCCGAAAAAACGTTTAGGCGCCATTCAGCTTCTTTTATCTGTTCTTGCACTGCGCTAAGAACAAAGCCTGTGGATGGCGGGTCGAATATGACTCGGACTTTCATGTAAACGTATGATTTAACAAGATTTAGTTTGTTAGCATCATCAATATAGTCTTCCCACTCATCAGTTTTGTCTACTATAGAAAAACCGTTAGCTGGCCCAACGCCAAGCTGGTTGAGTGTAGAAAATACGCTGTTTATGGTTGTGATAACATCAAGGTCAAAATGTGTGTACGCTTCACTTATCCCAAGAAGTTTCTTGGTCGAGGTCAGTATGCTGGTTCCCATAAGAACTTCCTTTTACCAAAGTTTTGTGTCCCCAGATTGTCTTTCGACATACTGTGGCCTTGGGCGTCTTTTTTTTCCGTAGTGTATGTCGTTATGCGTCTCGTGGTCTGTAGTTATCAAGAACTCTGGGTCTACTATCCAGTCTTCTCCATGAACTATGTCATCAGCTGTCATCGGGTTTATGTGATGAACAACTATAGACTCATGGATTTCAAACCCTGGAACCCCGAGATTACAACCATAGTCCCTAGATATGACATAGTTCCTTACGGACTTCCACTCGTGAGAATGGTAAAAGTTTTGGTTGATGTAGCGGTCAAAACCAAATGTAGGGTCCCCGACACCACCCCCAAGCACGAGATACTCGAATCTCTCTTCAAAACTCGGTAGTCTTACTAGCTCGGTGTATGTTCTAATCATCCTCTATCTCGAAAACCTCTTGACCGGAGTACGAGCGCATTGCATCTAGAGCAGTTGCATAAAGCTCTTCGATCCTTTTACCGGACTCAATCTGCTCTATTCGAGCCATCAACAACGCATTCTCTCGAGAAAGTCGTTCCTGCTCGAGACGTTCTCTTGTTGACCCAAGTTTTAGATAGTGGCTTATTACCTGAGCCGAAGCCGTTCCTTCTGAAAGCTGTCGCTCAGCAAGATCTACGGCAAGAGACACCAACTGAGACTCTCGCCCCTCTAGTGTTTCGGCGGGCTTTCTGCCTCTACCTCTACTTTGTGGTTTCTTCTCGGCCATAGATCCTCCTTTACTAATAGATCAGCCTGCAAACAGAAAATGCGCGAACCAGCGCTTAAGGTCATCCGTGTTAGATCGGGATGCCATGTCTATCGTCATAGAACAATGAACGTGGTCGAAGTGGTTCTTTGGCTTGTAGTGCTTTTCACCAGACTGACCAGTCCATCGCTTGTCTCGCCAAATAACCTCTCCGACCCCAAGAGCCTCGGAAGCGTTGACGAGCCTAAGATAGAGCTCGTCGCCAACGTGCTTTGCATCGGCTGGTATCATGAAGTCGATCCCTCGGCCAGCGGCATGCGTAGACCACGACACGGCACCTCGGATTGGGCGCTTGTTGTAGATCCCACCGGAGCGAACACCCTTGTTGTAAAAATGCCAGATGACAACATCAGACAGTGCGCGTGCTCCGGGGCGAGGCCCAGAGATCTTCCTAACCTCAGAAGCCGTTGCGGCCTGGTACATTGCGGGCATGTTACCTCCAGTGGTAGTTCAAATGCCAAAAACTTTTTTCCAGGAGCTCCCCCGGGGCCAAAATATGG